GCGTGTCGGTGACGTTCGAGGTTGAGTATGCAGGTTCTGGCACTGCTGGCACGGCACCGCGTTATGGCGCCCTGTTGAAGGCTTGCGGATTCAGCGAGACTGTCGTTGCTGCGACCAGCGTCACCTATGCACCTGTCAGCGCAAGCTTCAGCTCTTGCACGATCTACTTCTCGATCGACGGCATTCGCCACAAGGTGACCGGTTGCAGGGGCAACTTCAGTCTGAACCTGACTGCCAACCAGATTCCGGTGATCAACTTCACCATGACTGGTCAGTACAACGCTCCTACTGATACTGCTGATCCGACCCCGACCTTCACCAACCAGGCGGCACCGCAGATCTTCAACGACACCAACACCACCACCTTCAGCCTGTTCTCGTCTTCGGCTCTTGCACTGCAGAGCTGCCAGGCAGACATCGGCAACGAGGTTGTGTATCGGGAACTGGTCAATAGCGACAAGGAAGTGCTGATCGTTAACCGTGCCGCTTCTGGTACGTTTGCGATTGAGGCTCCTACCCTTGCCACGAAGGACTTCTTCGCTGCTGCTGTGGCTGGCACCACCGGCGCCTTGAGCTTGGTTCACGGCACTACGGCAGGCAACATCATCACCCTGTCCTCGTCTGTCGTCAGCCTTGGCAACCCAGCGTATGCTGAAGACCAGGGTGTGGTCATGCTGAACCTGCCCTTCACGCTCGTCCCGACCTCCTCGGGTAACGACGAAATCACCCTCGCTTACACCTGATCCGCATGGCTTTCGTTCTTAAAAAGGTCGCGTCTTACAAATGGCCAGTCACGGTGGAAACACCTATTGATGGCGGCAAATTTCAAAAGCAAACGTTTGACGCGATCTTCAAAAAGATGAGCCGGTCTGAATTTAATAATTTGGTTGAGCAGGGCGATGATGCCTTGGTTGATCAGATTGTTGAAGGATGGGAGGGCATTACTGATGAGGACGGCAAAGAAATTCCTTTCACTCAAAAGACGAAAAAGGAATTGACAGACGATCCTTACGTGATGCGTGCGCTGATTACTGCTTATGCAGACAGCGTGATGGGAGCTTCACAAAAAAACTAAAGGACGCTGCTCGTCATTGTTTTGGGGCGAGTGGCGAGGACGAGGAAACTGAAGATGATTTAGTCGCCTTGGGTTTGATGCCTGAGGCGATTGCAGATTTGCGGTCTCAACGAAAGGCGCGTGACTTTGGGGTGTGGGAAGAGAACTGGGACATTGTGATGATGTTCTTGCGCATGCAGACGCAATGGAACGTTGGGATGTCAGGTGCGACTGGCCTTCACTACCCTAGTTTGGAGTCTCTCTGTAGACTGTATTCAGTCAAGGAACCTGTCGTCATTTTCGAAGGCGTACAGATCATGGAGCGAGAAGCCTTGACAGTCATGAACGAGCGCAAGTCATGAGCCAAGTCACTGAACTGCTGGTACGGATCAAGGAGCAGGGCGGTGAGCAGCTCACGCGGCTTCAAGGCAGCCTGAAAAATCTTGCGCAACAAACTGCTGCAACAAATATTAACTTCAAGGAGGCATCTGCAGAGCTTCGCAGAATTCAGCAAACGTCAACGCAAAGTATCAACAACCTGAAAGGGTATTCGAGTGCTTGGCGTGAGATTGCGAATAGCGTTGACATTGCAAGCTCTGAATTTAGGCAGGCAACAGCAGAAGCTGATCGTCTCGATCGTCAATTAGCCGAACTTCAAAATAGACAGAGGGGTGGAATTGCCCCCGCGGGTCGAGGGCGTGGCCTAATCAAAGGCGCTCAAATTGCGGGCACCGTTGCTGGCGCAGGTGTCTTCGGCGGCTTTGAAGGGGCCGCTGGTGCCCTTGTGGGTGGTGTTGTCGGTGGCGTTCCTGGATCAATAGTTGGCGCTGGCATAGGCGCTGGTGTTGGACAGACTCGTCAAGTCCTGGGCCAGACTGCAACTTTTGCTGCTGAACTCTCGAAGCAAAGGCAAGCGCTTGAACTTGTAACTAAGAACGCATCGGAATACCAAAGAGCACTGAATTTCATTGACCGTACTAGCCGTTCACTTGCAATTCCGCAGGACATTCTGACTCGTCAATTCACGCAGCTCACCGCATCAGTCAAAGGTGCTGGTGGTAATGTTCGTGATGCTGAGAAGGCATTCATTGGTGTCGCCTCTGGCATTAGGGGTACTGGCGGAAGCCTTGAGCAGCTTGATTCTGCCTTAACAGCAACTTCACAGGTCTTCAGCAAGGGCAAGGTTAGTGCTGAAGAATTGAGGCAGCAGATTGGTGAGCGACTGCCGGGTGCATTTAGTTTGTTTGCCGAATCGCTTGGCATGACCCCACAGGAGCTTGATAAAGCTCTTGAAAAAGGTCAGGTAAGCCTTCAGGATTTCCAACTTTTTGCCGAGAAATTATTTGAGCGTTACGGGAAGTCAGCGCAGATTATTGCCAATGGCCCAGACGCTGCTGGTGACAGGCTAAAAACTTCGTTGGCTCGATTGAGCGAAAGCGTTGGCACCTTGTTGAAGCCGATTGGTGCGGCGTTTCAAAATATATTTGCTGGCATTATCAAGGTTATAGATGAAGCAATTAGGAAGCTTAACGCGTTCCTTGGTTTGGGTAAAAATAGAAAAGAACAAATTGCTGATCTTTCAAAACAGGTTTCGGTTCTCGACAAACAATTGACTGGCTACGAGCGTCTTGGACTGCAAAGGCCGCTAACTGGATTCGAGCGCCGCTTTGTAAAAAACCTTGAAGAACGCAGGGTTTCCTTGATTGCGCAGAAGGGTGCGCTCGAAGCTGCTCAAAAAGCAATTGAAACAAGCCAAGGCGAGCCTCCTTCAAGACTGCCCGGAATCACCGAAGATCAAAAGGCAAAAGAGGCCAAAGTGCCTGTACTTCGCTTGACTGATCTGGTTAGCAAGTCAGAAAGAAATGCTGCACTCGCAGATAGCAGCTTGCGCATACAAGAGCTAATTTTGATAGCCAAGAAAAAAGGATTTGAATATGACGAACAGATTCTTCCAATTATTGGGCAAATATTAAGTGCCAATCAAAAGATCAGATTCGAAGAGGAGCAGGCGAAAGATCTTAAAGAAAATAGGCAACAGCTCCTGAAGAATGGCATGACAATCGAGGAGTATTTGACAAGACTTGCGACAAGTAACCTTGAAATTGAAACAGCGCGAATTAACAGGAAAACTTTGTTTGTTCGCCTTCAACAAGCGGATCTCGAATTCACAAAAGCACAGACAGAAGAACGTGCTCAGCTTGAGAAAATTATTCTTCAAACTGAACAAAACGCAAGATTGCTGACCGAGAGAGATCGTGAACGCGCAAATATCAATAGGCAGATTGCCGAATTTATTGAACGCGCAGCAAAAACTTTAAGTTCTGAAGAGCTGGCCGCCGCCGTTAAGCGCTTGCGTGATGCCTTGATGGAAACATTGAAGGCAACAGAAGGCTTTGGTAATCAACTTGCAAAATCATTTGCTGACACAATTAAAAGCGCTGACAACTTGGCCGCAAATCTTGGCGCAAGCCTAGGCAATGCATTTATTGGCTTGAGCGATCAGTTTGCTGAATTTGTCTCAACAGGCAAAGCTTCTTTTGCCGACTTTACACGCTCTGTTTTGCAGGACTTGTCAAAAATTCTTATCCGTTTTGCGACGTTCCAGTTGCTTAAGACTTTTGTCCCAACAGGAAGTGCGCTTGGCAAGTTTCTAGGTTTTGCCGATGGTGGTGTCATGACCGCCAATGGTCCAATGCTGCTGAAGCGTTACGCCGCTGGTGGTATCGCAAATTCACCGCAGCTTGCCATGTTTGGTGAAGGCAGCCAGCCAGAAGCGTATGTGCCCCTCCCTGATGGCCGTACAATCCCTGTGACGATGAAGAATGGTGGCAGCACCAATGTTGTCGTGAACGTTGACGCAAAGGGCACTAACGTGCAGGGTGATCAAGGGCAGGGCAACGCTCTGGGACGCGTTATTGCTGGCGCCGTACAGGCAGAATTGATTCGTCAGAAACGCCCTGGCGGCTTACTCGCGGCATAAACATGGCAGCCACTACTTTCACTTGGATCGCCAGTTACCCTGCAACGCAGGTCAGTCAACCCAATGTTCGAACCGTGAAATTTGGCGACGGTTATGAGCAGCGTTTGCGCTACGGTCTGCGCACCGATTTCAAGCAGTGGGATTTAGTGTTTGAAAATCGCACTGATGCAGAAAGATCTGAAATTCTCAATTTCTTAACAGCACGCGCTGGCGTTGAGCAATTCAACTGGACGACACCACACGGCTCTACAACAGCTTTTGTCTGCAGCGAATGGAGCAATGAGATTGTCGCTTACAACTTGAATACTATTAGCGCCCGTTTTAGGCAGGTGATTGACATATGACAATGATGTTTGAGGAGCTGATCAAAAGCTCCCCGTTTGCGATTATCGACCTTTATGAGCTGCACCTAAACGCGGCTGTGCATGGCACGAACGAGATCTATCGCTTCCACAACGGCGCCAATGGCAAGCTGACCGGCACGGGCGACATCGTTTGGAAAGGCAACCCATACATCGCACTGCCGGTTGAGGCCGAAGGTTTTGAATACAGCGGCAACGGACAACTGCCACGGCCAAAGATCCGGATCGCCAACCTGTTGAGCACGGTCACCGCGATCATGTTTGCGGTCAACGAGACCACGATCGGCAATGACTTGACCGGTGCAAAGTTCATCAGGATCCGCACGCTCAGCCGTTTTTTAGACCCGATCAACTTTGAAGGTGGCGTCAACCCATACGGCACACCCGACCCAAACGCCGAGGCGCCGCAAGAGATTTTCTACGTCGATCGTAAGGTGACCGAGACGCGGGACTTTGTGGAGTTTGAGCTGGCGGCTGCGTTTGATTTAGCAGGCGTGCGTGCACCCAAGCGGCAGTGCATTGCAAACATTTGCCAATGGAAATATCGCGGACCGGAGTGCGGCTACACCGGGACTAACTACTTTGACGAGAACGACACCCCACTGAGCAGCTCCCCAGCGCCAGATTTTCCGGTAGGCACTGCCACGTTGAACGCAGGGTCAAGCATCTTCCTTGAGCAGCAGCTGACCTCAGCGAACCGCTGGTATGTGGCGCGGCTTGGGCCTCGTGGTGATCTGTTCATCCGCGACAAGTCGCAGCAGGTAAGCCAAGGGTTTCTATGGCAAGCCAATACGGCCAACCTAGGCGGCTATCGCTTGACGATGCAAAGTGATGGCAATCTGGTGCTCTACACATCCAACAACGCTGCTATCTGGTCAACAAATACTGCAAATATTGGCACACCTACGGGTGTCACATGGCTTGACTGGCTTCCTACTGACATTCGCGCAGGCCGCAACGGTGCGTTCTTTCACGAGATCTTGGGGGATGCCGACACTTACGCAACAGGCACAGTGCGAACCGCTAACTATACGTTCACCGTTGGTAGCCGATCAATAACTTTACAATTATCAGCTACTTGTGAAGTTATTCCAGCGGCCGAAGCGCCATTGTATCCAGATGGAACGAATAGATGGCGTCAGACAGGTGGCACAGGAGCTGCAGCAACAGTTGTGAGCGCAAGTGGCTTGTGGCGTCTGAATGAAACTTTTAATGCCACCATCACGACAAGCCCAACCAACCCGTTCCGCAGCCCTGTTGGCTATGGCACTCTCGTGACTGTGTCTTCGGTTTATCAGATCAGTACAGCAGGTAGTTACGCCAATCGGGCCGTGATCCAAAACGACGGCAACCTAGTGGTCCTGAACGCAGCAAGCACGGTGTTGTGGGCTGCTGGTATTTCACGCGCGGGAGAACCACGCATTCAAGACGGCACAGGTACTGAATTACAAGATGTGTGCGGTAAAAGGTTGAGTAGTTGCAAGGCACGCTTCGGTGAAAACGCCGAGCTGCCGTTCGGCTCGTTTCCTGGCGTTGGAGGGTTTGTCTGATGGCGTGGAAGGATGACGCGCTGACCCATGCGCTGGCCGAGACACCGCGAGAGGCATGCGGGTTGGTGGTGGTTGTCAAAGGCCGCAAACGCTACTGGCCGTGCCGCAACCTAGCGCCAACACCAAAGGACTTCTTTATCCTTGACCCTGATGATTACGCAGCGGCTGAAGATACCGGCGAGATTGTGGCGATCGTCCACAGCCACCCGACCACTCCGGCGCAGCCCAGTGATGCTGACCGCATGGCGTGCGAACAGAGCGGCCTGCCGTGGTTCATCGTCAACCCTGGCACTAAAGCATGGTGCGAGCACAAGCCAAACGGCTACAAGGCACCATTGATTGGCCGCGAGTGGGTGTGGGGCGTGGCTGACTGTTGGACGTTGGTGCGTGACTGGTACGCCGAGGTATGGGGCCTTGAGCTGCGTGATTGGGAACGGCCGCACAACCCAGCGGACTTCAACGTTAACCCGATGTTTGAGCGGTGCTTCACCGACACCGGGTTTGTGATCGTGCCTGATGATCAGGTGCAGGTGGGCGATGCGCTGCTGATCTCGATGGATTCACGTGGCCTGAATCATGTTGCCGTCTACGTTGGCGAGCAAATGATTTTGCATCACATTCGTCACCGCCTTAGTTCCCGAGACATTTACGGCGGCTATTATCAGAAGAACACGGGCCGTGTGCTCAGACACTCCAGCAGGTGCGCGTGATGCTGAGGGTTATCAAGGTTTACGGGCCACTGGCCAAATTCCTGGGACAGCGTTCGTTCAAGGCGGCGGTCAGTTCCCCTGCAGAGGCGGTGCGTTTTTTGCTGGCCAACTTTCCCAAGCTCGAAGCCCACATGGCCGAGCATCATTACAAAGTGAGCGTGGGCCGGTTTGAACTTGAGGCTGGCGAGCATCCTGAGCAATTGCATTATCCGGTTGCAGGCTTGGAAGCAATTCGCATAGTGCCGGTGGTGCAGGGCGCCGGTGACATTGGGCGAATCTTGGCTGGCGTTGCACTGGTTGCTGCTGCAATTTTCATTCCTGGCCTTGGCCTGGGCCTTGCTGGTGCAACGGTGACTCAAATTGGTTTACTGGGTGGCGCATTGATTTTGGGTGGTATTGCGCAAATGTTGTCACCTACGCCGCAGCTTTCTGCAGGCACTGACAGCGTGAACGATCCGCGCAAGTCCTACAGCTTCAGCGGTATCCAGAACGTGAGTCGTCAAGGCGTGCCCGTACCGATCATCTATGGCGAGACTGTTGTCGGCAGCGTGACCATCTCGGCTGGCATCAACACTGAAGAGGTGGCCGTCTGATGGATGACCTGATCATTGGCGGCGGCGGCGGTGGTGGTGGTAAAGGTGGCGGCGGGGGTGTCTCTGGCGCATCGGTTGCCAAGGACAACCTTGAATCCAAGCAGTTTGCCCGCGTCATTGACCTGTTGAGTGAAGGCGAGATTGAAGGATTTCCCAGTCAGCGCGGCTACACGGTCGGCACCACGGCTTGGTACAACGCAGCGCTCAAGGACATCTATTTCAACAACACGCCTGTGCTGCGCGAAGGTGCAGACCCTGCGGCGACACTGACCCGCGCTGATCTGAACTTTGAGTACACAACAATCAGCTTCAGGCTTGGCACACAGAACCAGACCTATCTGACTGAAGTTGGCACATCTGTTCAAAGTGAAGAACCGGTCAACGTAAAAGTCACGAAAGCATCGCCGGTCACACGCACGATCACCGACGTGAACGTCAATGGCGTCAGAGTCACGCTATCAGCACCAGCGCTGCAGATCTTTAGGAGTAACGGCAACGTTGATGGCACAACGGTTGAGTTCCAGATTCAAGTTTCGTACAACGGTGGACCTTATACAACAGCCATCCAGGACTCTTTCGTTGGTCGCTCGGCTGACCTGTATCAACGACGCTACCGCGTTGACCTGACGCAGGCGCCGCCGGTCAGTGTGCGCGTGGTGCGGCTGACGGATGATGCCCCTGTTAGTGGCGGATCGGAAAGTATTCAGGATGAGATCTACTGGGCAAGCTACACCGAACTGATTTACGCCAAGACGGCATATCCCAACAGCGCCGTGATTGGGATGACCATCAGCGCTGAACAATTCAGCAGCATCCCCTCGCGGTCGTATCGGGTGCGTGGCATCAAGGTGCGCATCCCCAGCAACGCGACGGTTGACGCGACCACAGGCCGATTGATTTACGCAGGCGTCTGGGACGGCACATTTCAAAGCGCCAAATGGACCAGCGATCCGGCTTGGGTGCTGTGGGACCTACTCACGTCGAAGCGATACGGCTTTGGTGATCACATCAGCGATAGCACGCTCGACAAGTGGTCTTTCTTCGCCGCGTCGCAATACGCCTCAGCGTTAGTGCCTGATGGCTTTGGCGGTCAAGAGCCACGGTTCTCCTGCAACGTAAATATCCAGACGCAGGAAGAGGCCTACAAACTGGTCAACGATCTTTCTTCGGTCTTCAGGGCGCAGCCGTATTGGAGCACCGGCAGCCTGACGATTGCGCAGGACCGGCCGGTTGACCCTAGCTATGTGTTCACGCAATCAAACGTGACCGAGGAAGGGTTCGCCTATAGCGGCAGCAGCTTAAAGACGCGGCACACGGTTGCGGTCGTCAGCTACCTAGATCTAGAAACGCGAGACATTGCTTATGAGGTGGTCGAAGACGCGATCGGAATTAGCAAGTTCGGGGTTGTCAAAGTCGAGGTGTCGGCATTCGCGTGCACAAGTCGCGGACAAGCGCGGCGTGTTGGCGAGTGGCTGCTGTACTCCGAACAGAACGAGACGGAGGTGTGCAGCTTCACCACATCAACGGCTGAGGGCATGGTGGTGCGCCCTGGGATGGTGATCCGCGTCGCTGATCCTGTGCGTGCTGGCAGGTTCCGTGCTGGTCGGGTTACAGGTGGCACGGCGCAAGCGCTGCAGCTCGACCGTTCAGCCGAAGACATGTTCTACGACGGGATGCCAGCACAGTTCGACTTCAACGTGGTGTTACCTGATGCCACCACGCAGTCGATTGCAGATGTACTCGGCACCGCACTCAACGGCAGCACGCTGACGCTGCCCACCAGCTTGAACGCTGTGCCGCCTGTCGGTGCACCATGGGTGATCGGCACCACAAGCCTGCGGCCATCACTGTGGCGTGTGTTGTCAGTGCAGGAGCAGGACGGCGGCCTGTTTGCCATCGCCGCGCTGTCTTACAACAACACGAAGTTCGACTACATCGAGCGCGACCTGCCGCTGCAGCAGCGTGACATCACGGTTCTCGACCGCACGCCTAACACACCAACAGGACTGCAGGCATCTGAACTGCTGTATGAAAGCGGCGGGCAGGTCTACAGCAAGGTGCTCATTAGCTGGCAGCCTGACCCAATCGCGGCACGGTTTGAGCTGCGTTATCGCGTTGATGGTGGCAACTGGAGCACAGTCAGCACGCGGGCGCCAGACCACGAGATTCTCAATGCATCGGCGGGGCGGTATGAGTTTGAATTGACGGCGCTTAGTTCTGGGCTGCGCAGGTCTGGCATTGCAACATTGACCTTCCTTGCGCTGGGCAAGACAGCACCACCAGCCACCATCCCTGATCTGTTCATCGCACCGATCGACGAGAAGAACGCTGAGCTGTACTGGCCGCAGGCTGTTGACCTTGACGTGCGTCTGGGTGGTCAGGTGCGCATCCGCCACACCCCGCAGATCGGAATCAACGCCACATGGGGCCGCGCCAATGACATCGTGCCAGCAGTAGCAGGCAGCAGCACCCGCAAGATCGTGCCATTGCTTGAAGGCACCTACTTCATCCGTGCGGTTGACTCGACCGGCAACGAATCAGACGGCACTGCGTCGGTGGTGGTGGATCTGCCTGAACCGCAAGATGCGCTATTGGTGCAGACCTATCGCGAAGACGACGACAGCCCACCGTTTCAAGGTGCGCGGACGGACATGATCTACAGCTCCGACGAGGGCGGTCTAGCACTGGGCGTGTCTGGCCTGGTGGATGACATCCCGGATTGGGACGCGGTGTCAAACATCGACTTTTACGGCGAGACGGTTAGCTCGGGGTCGTATCAGTTCGTGAGCACACTGGATCTGAGTGTTGTCTATGACATCGACCTGCGGGCCATCCTGCAGACTCGTGCGTTCTCGCCTAGCGCTTTCTGGGATGAGCGGGTGGACCTGATCGATCTGTGGGATGACATTGACGGCGATGATCTGAGCGCAACCAACGCCAGCCTGTATGTGCGCACCACTAACGACAACCCGTCAGGCACGCCAACGTGGGGGCTATGGCAGCCGTTTGTTAATGGCACCACGCGCGGTCGAGGATTCCAGTTCAAGCTCGAAGCGACCACCAGCAACCCAGATCAGAACATGATCATTGAGCAGCTTGGTGTTGTGACGCAGTTCCAGCGGCGCACTGAAACCCAACGCAACCTTACGAGCGGTGCGGGAACTTATACGGCGACGTTCCCAAAGGCGTTCTATGCCGCGCCAAGTATCGGCATTACTGCGCAGGACACGAGTCAGGGCGACTACTTCACGGTTTCGAGCGTGACGCGAACCGGGTTTCAGATCACATTTAGGAACAGCGGGGGTAGCATAGTGAGCAGGACCTTCGATTATCTGGCGGTCGGCCACGGCCGGGAGATCACCTAATGGCTCAGGCAACCGACTACTCACTGGCTAACCAGTCAGGTGCCAACTTCAGATCTGAGCTGAACACGATCCTGGCGGCGATCGTCAGTCAGAACAGCGGCTCAACCGAACCGACCACGACCTACGCGTTTCAGTGGTGGATTGATACCGGTGTGAGTCCAGCATTGCTGAAGCTGCGCAACGCGGCAAACAATGCATGGATCACGGTCGGTGATGTCACGGCTGCCAACTTGGGGCTGCTGACTGCGGCGACTGCGGCGAGCACCTATCTGCCGCTGGCTGGTGGCACGGTCACAGGTGCGCTTGAGATCGGCACGGCTGGCTCGCTGGTGTTTGAGGGCAGCAGCGCCGATGGCAACGAGACCACGCTGGCGGTGACCAACCCGACCGCAGACCGCACGATCACGCTGCCTGATGCTTCGATCACAGTTGCGGGCCTGAATCTTGCGCAGTCATTTACAGCGGCGCAGCGTGGCAGCATTTCGGCGTTGACTGATGGCGCAACGATCACGCCTGACTTTGCGGTGGCCAACAACTTCTCGGTCACGCTGGGCGGCAACAGGACACTGGCCAACCCGACCAATCTGACAGCAGGGCAAAGCGGTGCGATCTGGATCACGCAGGATGGCACTGGTGGCAGGACGCTGGCTTATGGGTCACAGTATGACTTCACTGGCGGCACGGCCCCAACTCTGAGCACTGCTGCAAATGCTCGTGACTGCCTGATTTATGCGGTGCAGTCCACCACGCAGATCACCGCCACCCTGATTACCAACCTGAGCTGATGCTTGTCCCCGGTTCCGTCAATCCGCTGCTGCTCACTAGCGCTGCAGGTGCTGCCGCTGGGGGTATCTCACGCTCGCTGCGCTTCAATAGTAGTGACAGTGCCTACTTGTCCAGAACCCCCGCATCTGCTGGTAACCGCCGCACTTGGACCTTTAGCTGCTGGGTGAAGAGATCAAAGCTTGGCACTTTGCAGTATTTATTACAGTCACTTGGTGGGGGGTCTTATCGCGGCGCTCTTTATTTTGAGACTGACGATAAACTCTATTTTTATTTAGGCAATACAAGTTCAAATATTTATACAACAGCCGTATTTCGGGATGTTTCTGCTTGGTATCACGTAGTAGTAAAGATAGACACAACGCAAGCCACCCAGGCTGCTGGCATGAAACTTTACGTGAATGGCGTAGAGCAAGTAGTCACCAATGTAGGCACATACACCCAAAACGACGAAGGCTGGATTAACAGCACTAACGCACATCAAATTAGCGGCACTTCTTCTTTTTACTTTGATGGGTATTTAGCCGACATTTATCTGCTCGACGGCACCGCAACCACGCCATCGACGTTTGCAGAGACTGATGCGATCACTGGGCAATGGATGCCAAAAACCCCAACGGGCATCAGCTACGGCACCAACGGCTTCAGGCTGACCTTTTCGGATAACTCCGGCACCAGCGCCACAACCCTCGGCAAAGACAGCGCAGGCAGCAATAACTGGACGCCTAACAATTTCTCAGTGGCATCTGGTTCAGGAAACGACTCCCTCGTAGACGTTCCCACTAATGGGTCGCAGACGGATACAGGCGTGGGCGGTGAGGTTAGGGGGAATTACTGCACGGCTAACCCAGTCGCCACCAGCTCTAGCCTCACCCTCTCAAACGGCAATTTACAAGTTGTAGGCGGCTTGGTTGGGTCGGCAGAGTATCGCGGAAACGGCACGATTGGCGTGTCATCTGGCAAATGGTATTTTGAGACCACCCTTGTTTCCGCTGGCAATAACACTGCGATTGGCATCGGTCAAAACAATATTACAACGCAATATCCGGGGCAAGATTCCCTATCGTATGCGTTTGTGTTTGAGCCATCAAAGAAGATCAATAGCAATAGTCAAGCCACCTACGGATCGTCGCTAGGTGCTGGCGATGTATTTATGTGCGCCTTTGATCTTGATAACAATAAGATCTTTTTCGGCAAAAACGGGACTTGGTTTGACTCCTCGGTTCCGGCATCAGGCACAAGCCCGGCCTACACGCTGACCGCTGGCACTTATTTGCCAATTTTTCGCCCGCAGAAAGATTCTGGAACATGCGAAGTCCAATTCAACTTCGGCCAACGCGCCTTCGCCTACACGGCCCCCAGCGGCTTCAAGGCGCTAAACACGGCAAACCTGCCCACTCCGGCGGTGGTGAAAAGTAATACGGCGATGGATGTGGTGCTTTACACCGGCACTGGGTCAAGCCTGACGCTTCCCTACGCCAGCAGCACACCAACCAGCATTGCTTTTACGCCCGACCTCGTGTGGATCAAAGGTCGGTCCGGGGCAACTGAT